AAATGCAATTGTTGAAAATCTGCCCTTGCTGATTGAGTCGGCAACCTTGCTCGTAGCAACTCTCGTACAAGGCCTTGTAGATGCGCTGCCTACACTAATTCCTACTGCGGTCAATGCGGTTATGACGATTGTACAGGGACTTCTGGACAGCCTGCCGTCAATTCTTGACGCAGGACTTGAACTTGTGTCAGCACTTGCACAGGGTATTCTTGATGCACTTCCCAACCTAATATCTAAACTGCCTCAGATTATCATGGGCATAGTTACATTTCTTTTAAATTCAATACCGCAAATCATACAGACAGGCATTAAGCTGTTGACCTCTCTTGTGAGTGCTTTGCCCGATATTATCACATCAATAGTCAAGGCAATTCCGCAGATTATCAACGGGATTATAAATGCGGTAATAAATTCAATTCCGCAGATTATTCAGGCAGGTATAGACTTGCTCATTTCACTTGTCAAGGCTCTGCCCACCATTATCGTCACAATCGTGAATGCAATACCCAACATCATTTCGGGCATTGTTAATGCTCTCAGCGACAATATTCCGGCAATAATTCAGGCGGGTATTGATTTGTTGATTTCGCTTGTTAAGAATCTGCCGACTATCATTAAGGGAATTGTAAAGGCAGTACCTAAGATTATTGAAGGCATTGTAAAGGCCTTTGGTTCACTTATGTACAAGATTGTTGAAATTGGCGGTAACATTGTAAAAGGCTTGTGGGACGGTATCTGCGGTCTTGCATCGTGGCTCTGGGATTCAGTCAGCGGTTGGATTTCGGGTATCTGGGACGGCATCTGCGACTTTTTTGGCATTCACTCACCGTCAAAGGAAATGGCATGGGTTGGCGAAATGCTCGTCAAGGGTCTTGCCGGCTCTATTGACAAGAACGGTGATATGGCTGTTCGTGCCGCCGAGGGTATGAGCAGTGATGTTTCAAGTGTTATGAATTCACTTGCTGACGATATGAAAACTGCTTTGCCGACTGATTTCAGCATTGACGGAAATGTAAAAAACTCCGTCAACACACAAGGCTTAAACAGCGGTGTCGGCGGACTTTCGCTTGTTCTTAATATTGCAAATTTCAACAACTACTCAAATGACGATATTTCTCAGCTTACAAATGAAATTATGGAAACTGCAGGTCAGTTTGCCAAAAGGAAAGGACTGGTGTTTGCTTGAACTATTTTGAATACAGCGGCATCAGGTCATCTGATATGGGGCTTCATATACAGAGAAAGAATGTGTACTCCTCGCCAAAGTATGACTCTTCCTTTGTATCAATCCCCGGTCGCAATGGTGATTTGATTGTACCGAATCGCAGGTACGAAAACACACAGGTGAGTTATTCTGTATATCTGTCTGCAAAGAACAGTCAACAGCTTGCAGACAGCATTACAAAAATCAAGGCTTGGCTGTACACTCAGCCCGACAGGTATCACATACTAAAGGACAGCTACGACAAAAGATTTTTCAGATACGCTCTCTTTAACTCCTCGCTTGACATTGAAGATGAGCTTAACAAAATCGGTGTGCTTACCGTAAGCTTTAACTGTAAGCCGTTTAGATATGACATTGACGGTGAGCTACCGCACAGCATTGATGTGGTGCTGAATTTTCCGTATATGATTTTTTGCAGAATGGACGGTTCAAAGCCGGAAAACGACTGGAGCAACCGTTGGAATCAGACGGCAGACCTTGTTGTGCCGAGTGGTAAGAATATGTTTGTACTGAATACAAATTCGTGGACAGACGGCTACTGGGACTACTATTCAGATGCTGACAAGAGCAGAATATATCTTAAGGTGAACGAAAACTGGAAGAAGGAGAATGCAAGGTTTGCCCTCTACACATTTCTCGGTGACGAAACCGCATGGTATTCTCTCGAGAAGGTCAGCGAGGATATTTACAGAGTGACCTTGCCGTCAAAGGGTGAAACCGTACTTGTGAATCCGTACAGCTTTGAGAGCAGACCGCTTATTCATCTTAACGGCAACGGTACGGGTACGCTTACCATTGATAACGAAAACGGCAGACACGAATGGACATTCAGCAATATTGACGAGTTCATTGAGATTGACAGCGAAAAGATGTGCTTTTACAAGGACAACACGCTGAAAAATGATACGGTTACAGGCACGGGTTTTCCTTTGCTTGTAAGGGGTGAAAACAGGTTTATTCTCGGCGGTGGCATAACAGACGGTTCAGTATTTCCAAGGTGGTGTTCGTTATGATGCCGATTTTATACAGAGCAGATGAAACTGAGTTTGACACCTACGGAATCGGTGTGCTGTCGGACTGCACCTTTTGCGAAGTTACAGAGGAGAGAAACGGTGCGTTTGAATGTGTGATGAAATATCCTCTGCACGGTGCATTGTTTGATGAGATTAAAAACGACAGGGTTATACTCGTTAAGCCGAATGACACATCAAGGTCACAGCCGTTTCGTATATACAGAATTACAACACCGATGAACGGCATCATCACAGTGTATGCACAGCATATGTCATATGATTTGTCGGGCATTGGTGTGTTGTGCTTTGAGAGCAAATCGGTTTCACCACAGCTTGCACTCGAGAGGATTTTTTCAAGCACCTCATCACAGCACAGCTTTAATTGCAAAACCGACCTTTCTGCACCTAGGGCATTTTCAGTCGACAGGCCGATGAGCGTTCGTGCTGTTCTGGGCGGTAAGGAAGGTTCAGTCCTTGATGTGTGGGGCGGTGAATACGAATGGGATATGTTTGATGTCATTCTCCACTCAAAGCGTGGTAAGGACAACGGTGTGGTGATTGAATACGGCAAGAACCTCACCTCACTTGAGCAGGACAATGATTTTTCATCGGTATATACACACCTTTTGCCCTATGCCGTAATTAAAAACGGAGATACCGAAAGTGTGGTTACTCTGTCGGAAATCACAATTCCTATTGTGGAAACATATGCAAGGGAGAAAACACTCATCAAGGATTTTTCGTCCTTCTTTAAGGACGGAGAAACCGTTACCGAGGACACACTTCGAGCAAAGGCGAAGTCATACATCAAACAGAATCCGTTCGGTGACGAAACTCCCACGGTGAAGGTGTCGTTTGAACCGCTATGGCAACAGCCCGAATATTCGCAGTTCCTCGAAAAGGTGAACCTCTGCGACACAGTGACCGTCAGACACGCAGATATGAATATTGAGGTAAAGACGAAGGTTATTGAAACCGTATATGACGCACTGGCCGAGAAATATTCATCAATCACACTCGGAACGGCAAAATCAAACTTTGTGAATACGGTTGCAGAAATCAAAAGTACAACCGATAAAATCAAAAAGGAAACCGACAGCTTTCCGTTACTTATGAATACTGCTATTAAAAATGCCACTTCGCTGATTTCAGGTCAGCAAGGTGGCTTTGTTGTTATGCACACGGATTCTGTTACAGGCAAGCCTTATGAACTTTTGATTCTTGACAACGAAAATCTGTACGATGCAAGGAATGTGTGGCGGTGGAATGTCGGTGGCTTAGGTTTTTCAAAGAGTGGATACAACGGCCCGTATGAAACTGCGATTACGGCTGACGGAAAAATCGTGGCAAACTTTATCACAAGCGGAACGCTTATGGCAAATATCATCAAGGCGGGAGTAATCAGTTCGGCTGACAATTCATCGTGGTGGGATTTGGAAAGCGGTGAGGTTCACCTCAGTGCCTACACAAAAACGGAGGATACTGAAAAGCTAAGTGAGAATATTTCCGCAATTACCGAAAGAACATCAACACTTGAGCAGACCGCAGAGGACATTTCCTTTAAAATCAACGAGCAGTCCACGGGCGGAAAGAACTATCTTCTTAATTCTTCGGGTCTTAACGGACTGACTGATGACTGGGAATATTCGGGTTCGGTCAGTGTTCTTTCCGATACAGATGTAATCAGTCACACCTCTTCGGGTTCTGCCTTTGTACTTGGCATTGACGGTACTTTGTCGCAGAGTGTGCATAACTCGGTTACTGACAGAGCATTTGTGCTGTCACTTAGGGCAAAGAAAAGCTACTCACAGCTTAGTGCATATATGTATGTGCAGTACAACGGAGTTAAAAAGGAATATCTTTTTGACACAAAGGACAGCTTTGATTGGACAGATTTTTCCGTTGTACTCCCCGATGTTTCGGACGGTGAAATCACGGTATTCATTTACAGCCGTGGTTCTTCCCTTAAGGTAAGTGACCTTATGCTTACTGACGGAAGTATTATCCAACACTGGTCGCCTGCACCGAACGAGATATACACAAACGAGGTAAAGATTGACCGCAAAGGCATTGAGGTTTCAAACAGCAAGTCCTCGCAGAAAACAGTAATTACAAACACTGAATTTTCCGGCTACTACAACGGTGAAAAGATATTCACCCTAAACAAGGACGAAACTCAGACGAAGAAAACCACAGTTGACGGTGAGCTTACAATCGGCAGAACAAAGCTGATTCCGATGTCAAACAGTTCACAGGGACTCAACATTGTAATTCTTGATTAGGAGGCAATATGGCAAAGACAACGGTTGTCAATAGAATTGACACGATTTACATAGATACGGAAAATCCGACCGTATCAGTAAACACAACGGTAAATGACGCAGGTCTTAAACACAGCATTACGATTACCATACGAGGTATTCCGATAACTGGCATATCGGGACTTGCGTGGAACAAGGGGACGGCAAACAGGATTATTCCCATTCCTATGGACAGCAGAACGGGCATTTTAAAGGCTATGTATGAAGACAAGAGCGTTACGGCAAAGCTAACGGTCACCACATACAAGGGTTCAACCTATGTAGGCATTTCTGAAAGGAATTGTCATATTACTACCACCTCGCACAGCTCAAGGCCTGTAATTAACGGGTTTATCTATCTTGACACCAATTTAAAGACCACTGCCGTTACGGGCAACTCAAAGCTGTTTATTCAGAACTATTCAAATCTCAAGGTTACTCCGCTTACGGCAAAACCGAGAAATGAATCGAAGATTACAGGCTACACGGTAAGCTGTAACGGTGTGAGCAAGTCAAGCACTACGGCAAAGGAGCTGAACCTCGGCACTGTTGCAAAAAGCGGTGATGTGGTGGTTATGGTCACGGTTACGGACTCAAGAGGTTACACAACGAGCATTAAAAAGGCGATTACCGTTATTCCGTACAGCAGTCCGAATCTCAGTACGATTACACTAAGACGAACAAATGAGATTGAGTCGGAAATTCAGCTTGTCTTCAACGGCTCATATTCCCCGCTTACGATTGACGGAGAAAACCGCAACCGTCTTTTATCCTTTCGCTACCAATACAAGAGGACAAGTGATGCAAACTACGGAAATTTTGTTGACATTTTAAGCGAACTGAAAATGAACGGAACAAGCTATTCATACTCAAATCTTCAACTTATGAAGCTTGATGTGAATATGTCATACAGCTTTCATATTGAAATTCGGGATGTGATGGAAAAGTCTGTTGTTATGGACCTGTACTTTACCATTCCACAAGGCACTCCGCTTGTTGCATTACGCAAGCAGAGGGTAGGCATTAACAATCCAAACCCACAATCCGCACTTGATGTGACGGGTGAAATACATATGAACGGCTTTCCTGTTA